ACAGCCCTTCAATATGGTGATTACGTTACATTAACTGATAAAGTCTTAATGGAAACATATGATCCAATCTTAACTGAAACATCCGAAATTTTAGGAGAACAGGCTGGAGATTCGTTAGATCAACTATGTAGAAACGTTCAAGTCGCAGGAGCTTCAGAACAGTTCGCCTCAACCGCAACTTCAATTGCAGAAGTTGGTGCAGCTATGAAGATGAATAGAGCAGAGGCTAAAGAAGCGGTCAGAACATTAAAGAATAACAACGCAAAAGTTGTTACATCAATGATTAACCCATCAACCGGTTATAATACTACTCCAATTGACAGAGCATTTATCGGTATCGTACATCCTTATACAACTTACGACTTAGATGATGCAACAGGTTGGATTCCAGTTGAAAAATATGCAAACAAATCAGATGTGATGCCTAATGAGGTTGGATCACTAGGAGGAATTAGATTTATTGAATCTACAAATGCTTACACAACTGGTGGAACATTAGTTACAACAGTTTACGGAACATTAGTTTTCGGTCAAAATGCTTATGCTCAAACAAGAATTTCAGGTGAATCTCTTAAAAATATTGTTAAACCATTAGGTTCAGCCGGAACAGCAGATCCATTGGATCAACGAACAACTAGCGGATGGAAGGCAACATATGTCGCTAGAGTCTTAAATGCGAATTTCATAATTGTTATTTATCACGCAGTAAGTTCATAATAAGGAGAAAATATGACAGTAACATCAACACAATCTAAAGTACCAGCAAGCGTAAACAACACCGCAATAGGTTCATACCTTTCAGATGGTACAGCCGCAGCCTTTAATATTACAACTGGTTTCAAACCAAGATATGTAAAGGTTGTCAATGAAGATGGTGATTGTTATTATGAATGGTTTGAGGGAATGGCAGATGCCGAAGCTATGAAAATGCTTACAGGTGGAATTTACGCAAAGATGACCACACATGGTATCACTCCTCTATCTTACGGATTCACAGTCGGTCTTGATACAGACATTAACGTTACCAGTCAGCAACTAAGCTGGATCGCAATAGGTTAGGCTTAGGTTAAGTTATCTAAAAGAAAAAAAATATGAACAAACCCGGACTAAATCAAGAAACAGTACACGGAAACTTAGGACTACAACAGTTCTTAGGTGATTCTTTGGATTATTCACAAAATCTTTCCACAGGTTATATTAGAGGTGAAAAATGGTATGTTGATGGAGAACTTTCTGGATCAGGAGATGGAACAACTTGGGAAAAGGCCTTTACAACTATTAACGAAGCTATTGCTCTTGCCGGAGATGGTGATGCTATCTTCGTAGCTCCACATCAATATAAAGAAACTGCAACTATTAACATTACTCAAGACAGTCTTAAACTTATAGCAGCCGAAACTGCTCCAAGTCATGCTTTGACTCGTACTGAAATTAGACAACACGGAAATGTTGACACCCCTTGTATTACTGTTAATGCTCATAATGTTGAGATTGCAGGATTTAGAATTACACCTTATTCTGATAATGAAGCTATAGGAATACTAGCTGGTTCAACAGCAGTTACATATGGTCTATATATCCACGATTGTTATTTCTACTCCGTAGAGATTGGCTGGATGGCTTCAGCTATTCATCTTGGAATAGAGGCACTCACTTACGATTGTGATTCTGCTTGTATTTACAATAACTATTTTTACGCAGGTGGAAGTTCTACATATGGTGGCGGTGGATCTGGAACAGCCACAGGTATAATTCAAGTATGGAAAGGGAGTAGATTTGACATTAGAGGTAATATCTTTTGGCAATATACAAACCATTCAACTAACTATGCTATTAACATTTATGATAATGATGGGTACAGAGGAAACATACTTGATAACAGATTTATAGCGGCGGAGATAGGAGTTGCAGATTGTGTTTGTGTAGCTATCAATAATCCAGTAGCAGTTGGCGGAGATGTGATAATTGACGGAAATCATTTTGTAAATTATGCCGGAGATGACCAATGTTTTGCTTCAAGTTTGAATACTTGTACCGGACTAAATTACATTAACGAAGCAGTTGTTACAGGAGAATAATATGAAAAACTTTTGTCAAAAATGTATGAGTGATTTTGAAGGCGAACCTAATAAAGAAGGGTTTTGTCCAGCTTGTGATGAAGCTCTTAAAAAAGTAGCGAAATTCATAAAAGCAGATAAGAGCAAAGAATCTTCAAAGAAAGAGAAATCCCCAAAGAAAGGTAAATAACTCATGATGTATGATGCCGTAATGGAAATAGACGGACAAGGTAAAGTCCTTTACTCTCCACTTCCCTTTATGACTTCTAAAAATATGGTTTTTGATGGTGCTACTGTAGATGATCCGGGTGATTATACAGGCGGTACAGGCAATCCAGCTACTTTATTTACTGTTACCGGTGATGTTTTAGTTTATATAATGGCTCTTTGTAAAACCTCATTGGTTGGTGCAGCCGAGTTGGAAGTTGGATTAACTGGTAATACAGCAATTTTACTCCCTCAAATTGCTAATGTTGCTGCAAGTCTTGATGAAAATATGAGTTGGTTAGATGCTACTCCAGCTATAGGAAAAGGTCAATGGATGGTTTTCCATCCTATTTCTGGCGGTCTTGATATTGTTCAGACTGTTGGAGCAGCTAATATCACGGCAGGAGAAATTGACTATTATTGCTTCTGGCGACCATTATCATCCGATGGGATGCTTGTCGCTGCTTAAACTTTTATTTCTACTGATAACTGATAGACTAGATTTCCTTATAGTGTTATAATAGTTTTAACATGACTCCAGCAGAGTTCGCTACATACGTCAGATATAAAACAAGGACAAACTCCACTACATTCCCTGATGCTGAAATTCTCTCTTATATGGCAATTCGTCAAGATGAAATTGCTCAAGATATTCTTAAAGTTGATGAGGATATATTACTTATACCTCAATATACGAGTCTTGTTGCTAATCAAAGAATATATCCTGAGCCTCAAGATATTTTATCAAGGATGAAGCGTATAGAGGTCAAACTTGACGGAACTAATTGGATTGTTCTAACTGAGATTGATATTACTCAGATAAATGTACCGATAGCGACAGAAGATGATATTACTAGCTCTTTTAACAATTACCAGTTGAGTAAAAGTAACCCTAGTGGAGCACAGTTTGATATATTAAGAAAATCAGTTCATATTTATTCTGGCACAATTATAGATGTTACTGATGGATTGAGGCTTTGGTGCAATACTTGGCCGACTGCTATTGGTGATCTCTCCAGTACGGCAGATATGAGCCAAGATCCAAGCACAACTACTCATGGTATTCCCAGACCATTACACGAGCTTTGGGCTAGAGGAGTAATTATTGACTGGAAAGGAAGCAGGGAAAAGCCTATTCCTTTGACGGAAGCAGAGTTAAAATATGATTTTGATAAACAGAAAGTGATAGAAACTCTTAGACATGGTAATTTAGATAGAGAAGTTATTGCTCATATTCCCCCAGCTAGTGATCGGGGTAATGATGGAAGTGATTATTGACTTTTGATTATTAAAATAGCATAATTGAAGTATGGCAAACATGGCAAAACAAAAATTTAACGTTGGTGATATGGTTGTCGCTAAAAGTGATCTTCTTAGAGAAACTCATAAGGTCTTAGGCTTTTCTTATTACGGTGATGGGTATTCTTATAAAGTTACTTCAAAGGAAGTTGATATTGTCAAGAAAGAAATAGTTAATGGAGTTAGTTTTTATAAAGAAGAAGATCTTAAAAAGGAGCAAAAGCCGTGAGTAATATATCAAAAGTATTCAATAATAAATCTAAGTTAATAGGAACGGTTACAAGGCGGCTCTTTGATACATCTAAGCTATATGTGGTCAAAGAAGCTCTTTCAAGCGGTTTAGTGAGTGCTAAGAAGGATAGAGAGGCATTATTTGATTGGGCTTCTAAGCCTATGTTTGCCGATAACTTTATTTGGTCTATATTTAATAAATTCTTTGGTATTGATCTTCAAATTCCTTTTATTACTGGTAATTGGACTACTCAAGCGATTAAGAAAAATTTAGTAGTTACTGTTGGCAAACAAGCAGTTGCTCAACAATTGGGTGGGACTACTACTTCACCAATGACAGCAATTGCTATCGGGATAGGTACTACTGGTGCTGCTGCTGCTAATACTACTCTTGAATCAGAAATTACTACCAATGGTGGAGAGAGAGGAGCTGCTTCTGTTTCTAACCAAACTACTACTACAGCCGGAGATACAGAAAGATGGATTAAGACTTTTACTTTCACAGGTGGATTTGCGGTTACAGAGGAAGGGATTTTAGATAATAACGCTGCCGGTGGGGTACTGTTAGCTCGTCAAGTTTTTGCTGCTGTTAGTGTCGTCAATGAAGATTCACTCCAAGTGACCCATAATATAACCGCAACGGTCTAATAACTGTCAATGGAAAATCTTGATTGATTAGTTTATAATTATATTATGGATGCAATAAAGAATTTTAGCTACGCAACTGTTTTAACAGCTCCTTCACCTGCCGCTTCGGGAACAAGTTTGGTATTAAATTCTGGTCAAGGAGCAAGATTCCCTGATCCTTCTGGGGATGGAGAATATAATATTGTCATTAAGCCTTTTAGGGAAATTCCCACTTCTGCCAACGCTGAGATTTGCCGGGTAACAGGTCGTTCAACAGATACTTTAACTATTACTAGGGAACAAGAGAGTAGTTCAGCCAGAACGATTATTGCTACGGATGAAGTTTATTTGGCGATGACTGAAAAGACGGTTGATGAGTTGGTAACTAAAGATGATACTCAAACCCTAACTAATAAAACCTTAACTTCACCAGTAATAAATACAGGATTGTCAGGAACGGCTAAAGCTACAGGGGCAGAAGTAACGACAGGAACAGAAGATGCTAAGTTTGTAACTCCTAAAGCGATTGGTGATGCTGGAGTAAATACAAGATTGGCTTCAGGTGTGATTGCCACAACAAGAAATTTGACCGCAGCTACTGGTGATGTTGCTTATACAGGATTAGGATTTAAACCTACTTCTATTATCTGTTTT